CGCAACGGTAAGATTTATCATTATGACCCATTTCGAGCATAAATATTCACATGCGTATACATGAAATAATCAAAGAAAACGGTCCAGATCGACAAGCTCCCGGTCCAAATCAAGATCATGTTGAGCGCCATCAGCAGTATAGACCCACATGGCCCGCACAGCCCAAATGGCCAGAACCCAGTAAGTTTGCCGACGAAGAGGGCTTTAACAAGTGGTGGGACAGTTTGCCAGAAGAACGTTTCCAGTCTAACGATTGGCCTTGGATCATACGCTTGATCAGCACTACCTATCACATACCCGCTGTAGAAGTTGCCAGTTGGGTAACAGACTATAAAGAACAACCGCAAGTACAAGCAGATCCCACTCTAGACGAACCAGACAGCGCAGGACCATACCTGTACATGCGTATAGTCAAATGGGGACGCAAGCAGTGGGGAATACGCCCGTTAGATGTTGAACCAGCTATTATAGATCCTAATCAACATGGCGGGCGAGCCAGATTGCCAAGTGAAAAGTACTTTGATCGGGATATTGATAAGACCTAATGAACGACTTATATAACGAAACAGTAGTGCGTCGTGGTAAGATCTATCACTATGATCCAGATATGGACTGCTACTATTCGAGATCTAATGAATCTACAGTCAGCAAGTATGCTTGGATTGTCCTAGTTGTTATACTAGCCATATGCGCTTGGTGCATAGAGTATAGACCCGTCTTAGTCTAGGCCTTTAATTAGTCTAATCACTTGACCAGCAACTTGTGGTACTATGAGATTGTGTGTATTAGGACCCAGACTCAACGAGTGGGCATGTCCGCTAGTACTGGTATATTTTCTACCTCGACGGGCCAATTGACTGTTTAACTCTGCAGGATCGTAGAAATTATGATACTCACCTTGAGCCGCTCGATCTAGTGCTTCTACTACTGTGCTCCAACCTGCTATACTGATAGTCAAGGCGGGTCTAGCTGACTGCATGACCAATAGGCTACTTACACCCATTGAGTAACCTACTACTACTAGCCTAGTTCCCGGTCTAGATCGCCAATAGGCTAGACCACTTGCGGCTGCTTCAGCGGCTGCGGCCACTGATTCTAGTGGGCCCCATGATTTACCACCGGTTGCTTCAGCTATTTGATCACAAGCTGAGTTGCCTGCTGAACCGTGGCTCATGCCTTTGAACACGCAGACAGTTGTAGTTGATTTTACTAGTTCTTCTATTAGCATGGAATATTTATTCCTTACTGCTAGCCGGAACGCTGAATCTCGCGTTAGCCGCTGTGCTACTTCGTAGCAGGTTAATTTTTGCCGCTTCGCGCTTCGCGAAAAAATCTGCGCAGGGCTTCGCCGATGATACATACTAGCATGAAGCAATACTGTATACTGACATCTAGCGAACACTATGTTGACCTAGTCTCATGGGCCAAAGGAAAAGGCCTGCGCTTGGAAATACATCTTAACCGTACACGTTTTTGGGTGCCTGCGGGGCCCCTACATACTGAATATGTCCTACGCTGGTATCACTGTACTAGCCAAGTACAGGACAACGAAGATCTAGCCACGGGTCAGGAGATCCTATGACAGTTATACAAGCTCCTGTAGTCCTAACTGATCAAGAACGTGCTCATATCAACACTGTGGTTACTAGTGCGTTTATGCCCTGGTATCATAATGATCATACTGTAGGTAAGGCCACACATCCTCCCCAGATCAATGCAGTGGATATACCCTATATGTTTCATCATTTGATGATGCGTTCAGCTAGTCCTGAACATGAAGGTCTAGTGGTAGATAATGATCAGTTTCAATTTTTCAAAAGAATATTTGCTCGCTGGGCATCGGCTAACGGGGTCAGGTGGCATCGAATCTATAGGGCTACACTTAACATGAGTTTTTCAGCACCTGCTGAGTTTAGTTTGCCACATATTGATCACAGCTTTGAGCACGGCAACTGGATATGGTATTTGGATACTGTGCCCAATACGCCCACAGTCTTATGGGATGACCAGTGGCAGATAACACATGAAATAGACTGTGTACAGGACCAATGTGTTAGCTTTACAGGGCGACAGCATGCATGGCGTTACGGTCCTGGGTTTTATCGTAGACGCTTGGTAGTCTTTACCTACGTCTAAGACCAGGTTAATAAAAATAGGGTTTTGTTACGCTCTCTACGGAATGCTATGCAGGCTTGCCAGTAGTCTATGCTGGTTCCGTTATGCCAAGCCCATTCTGAGTAGTGACTGCCGCAGTATCTATTAAGCCATACTTCCATGCATTCTACACTACTGACCCAATCTAGTTGATCGTATTCGGTTAGAATAACAGGCCAAGGAGCTTGTGCTACATGTTCAAACGCATGTAATTCGGGCAAGTAGAATGACCGTGGCATAATATTATTTACCCAGGTTAGGCCGATAAATACTTGTATGAAAATCCGTGAAATCACTAGACTAATTGAAGCTGATGCTCTAGCTGTCCCTGCTGGCAAGACCGCCACTAGACCTGCAACCGCACAGAAAAAGTTTGAACGCTTTATTAGGATCAAAAAAGAAGATATTCCTCGCGTGTTAGTTCGACTCATGCGTAATTGGTATCTAAGCCAGACTAAGATTGACATTGTGTTTAAGATTGTCATTGCCTACATGTTAATCATGAATGTCAAGGAAGTATGGGATGAAATGCGCGATCCTAACAGCAAACTGCACAGCCAAGTGGGCAGTGTAACAGATTTATTTTTAACTATTGCTCAGTTTTTCATAATTAAAAATCCTTATGTGATGATAGTTACATTCTTGTATCAAATCAATCGTGATCTATACGGAGAAATGTATGGTCAAGCTAAGATTGATGCCGATGGTAACCTAGTAATGAAAGATGGAGAAACAGTTAAAGTACCTGCTAACTTTGAGTTCGACATGGCCGAAAATCCTGCAAAGACTGGTGAGTATGTTGGTGCTATGTATCACGACATCGCTGACTCAATTATCGAAGCAATCATGAACAGTAGCTGGTATAGGAAGGCAAAGGTAAATTCAACCACCGGCAATCCAGCCCTAGATGCTGTAGCCGGCGGTAATCTCGGCGCTTAAGCCTGCGCTTCACCCCAACGTATAATAACGTTACAAGTTGTACTAGTTCCCGCAGTTTTAAACACGTTAATGGCCAATACATCAGGTCCATTAGGGAACGTTCCACGTCCACCGATACTTGTACTTGTAAGTTCTTTCAGTGCGTCTAAACTCAGTGTATCTGTTGAACCGGGATTCGACACGAATGAGAAAACCTGCTCTCCTGGTATAGCATACGCCGCACCAAACTGGAAGGTAGGAGTTGCCGCTGCCGCAATAGTTGTGTTGGCCGCCTGCGTGAATGTTAAACGATATACAGTAGTACCTGTTATGTTACCGCCGCTAGTATAACTACCGTTAGCAGTATGACTATAGGTCAATTGAGTTTGAGAACAAGACACAACTGTATATGTACCATTGTAGTTAGTAGTAGCACTGACTATATTAGATACAGTAATTGGACAACCAACACTGAACGGTGCTGTAGTCTGACTAGCAAATGTCAGAGTCACTACACTACCAGTTCCAGTCGCTCCTGTTACTGTGATACTATTGGTACCATACTGTCGTGAACCAACGGCAGCAATCGCAGTACCTGCCGGAAAGCTAGTATAACTAGTAGCAACTTTTGTACCAACAGTTGCTCCGCTAGCTAACCAAGTTGAGGCTGTTACAAACAAGTAGTTAGTTCTAACGTAACTGGCGCTTGAACCAGTAGCTGTAACTGTAACTACTTGATCGTTACTGCCCCCACTAGTACTAGTTGAATTAGCCACGCTAGTCATAACTACACGAGTATAACTGATACTGTTAATGTTAATATACGAAGTAGTTACACTGATAATTGTTTGACTGCCTGTTAGGAATGTATTAATGGACAATGCATCACCAACTTGTACTCCACTAGTTGCCCAATCAGTATCAGTAACTAAGAAATCTGTACGAGCAGTACTTAATGCACTGCCATAGGTAGCAGTAGCCGCAGAAGTAGCAGTTACAGTTACGTTATTACCTGAGTTAGCAGTACTAGTTGAATTAGCTACACCGCTCATGATAATTCTACAGTAGACTACACCACCGATAGTGGTATAACTTTGTGTAATACTTGAAATTGTTTGACTACCGGTAATGTATGTAGCTACTGATAACACGTCACTGACTTTTGTAGTACTAGATGCAAATGCCGACTGTGTGATTAAAAAATCAGTTCTACTAGTACTTAATGCATTATTGTAGGTAGCAGCCACTGAGCTGGTAAATGTTATAGTAACGTTGTTTGCACCATTGCTAGATGCGGCTGGTGAACTTGCATTAGCAACTGCACTCATAACAATTCTAGTATAAGGAACACCGGCAATATTGATATAAGTTCTAGTTACACTAGTTACAGTTTGCCCACCTGTAATGTATGTAGCGGCACTAACTGTATCGCCTACTGTGATAGGTGTGCTAGCTGTAATAGCATCATACGCACTGTCTGATACTAAGAAATCATTTCTAGCATTACTGATAGCATTATTGTAAGTTACGCTGTACAATGTGGCAATGTTAATACCAGATACGTTTGCGCCAGCTGTACTAGTTACTACTGGAAAGTTGTTTAATACGATCTGAGTTAAATTACCGCCTAGATATGCACGAGTCACACTTACAATAGTGGTACTTGCCGCGATACCTGTACCAGTAACTGCATCGCCTACTCGAGGTACTAGAGTCAATGCATCATAGGCAGTATTGGTAATTAGAATATCCTTGCTAGGTCTAGTAGTACTTGTAGCATTATTATAACCTGCACCATAAGGTGCCGCTGTTGTACTTTGTGCTACAATAGCTTGTGACAAGAATCCAAAGCTGGCAGCTGATGCTGTTTGTGTAACTGCACTAAAGCTGATGGCACTTAGACTATTAGTAACTGGCGCAAATGATCTTGCTACTAAACCTGTAGTAAATGCACCTTGCACGGTTGCAGTTGCAGTCGAAAAGTTACCCGACCAGGTTACAGAACCGCCTGATGCGATCTGTGCAAAGCTAGGCTGACCGCCTGCCGCACTTGAACTTAATCCAGTCCAGGTAATCTTAGTTGGGTCAGTTGGATAATTTTGTGGGTTTAAAATACCTTGTACAACAATAGCACCACCACCTGCTACTGAATCGCTAGTAATTGAAATACTCGCCAATAATAATTGCGCACGATTTAATAATTCACGCTCACCTAAGTCACCAGTTTGTGCGTTTGAAACACTAGGTGCTAGACGAATTAGGAAAGATGTTGCTGTATCAATTGATGCAGTAACACCAGTAGAAGCATAGTTAAAGATGTAGCCACGGTCACTGTCAAACTGTCCGTCAATCATAAACGCACTACCCCAGTGACTAATGATAGGTGTAATCGTATTGCTTACTAAAATTACCCCACAACCTGCCGCATGACCGCTAGCAGTCGAATCAGCTTGCCAACTACGATTAGAACCAGCTACAAACTGTGTTAATGTAGTTGCTCTAGTACATCCTGTGAGATTTGAACCGTCATTGCCTGTGTAGCGTATCATTTCATTTTCAATCACCACTGTTCCACTATTAGGGAAATAAAATGCATTAGTTAACGGTAAGGTATTACTAATATTAGTTATACTAGCTGATAATGTACTCTTTGCACCTTCGTTAATAACTTCATAACGAACAGGTTGGTTACCAGTACGCATATACGCTTCTGTGTTTACGTTACTGTTACGAAAACGGTGTGCAAAAACATAATCACCCTGTGGACCGCGTAGCATGAAATCAATAAATCCAGCGCCGTACCATGTCCATTGCATACCAATCATCTGCATCTTAGTTACATCTAAATTGTAACCACTCGGGCCCGAACCATTCAACGCATCTATATTCCAACTTTCTTGAGGTACAATTAGGTCAATGGTTTTAGTTGCTTTGGCCACTGCAATATCTGAAACTCCACGATAATCTGGTGTCACAGTCATAGATGTATCGTTAGTGATACTGCTGACAACATGGCTCATACCACGAATAACAATACGATCACCGATCGCTAGTTGTTGTGTAAATCTTGAGTTAGTTCCTGTGATCAAATTACTATTGGCGGCGATCGCTATTGTACCGGCTATTTGAAATGTACTTGAACGTTTTACCACAGCCATGCGGATACCATCGTACTGATAGAACATACCGTTTTGATCATCAAATGTTCCTGAACGTATAGTTGCACCGTGCCATCCTCTGATACTCATAACACAGGGACTACCTAATACACCGGAAGTTGAACCTAATGTTTGTGTAGCAATAAAACTAAGACTACGTTCATTATTAATTTTACTAACGGTATATATACCATTATAGCCTGAAGTAGTTACTCCACTTACTTGTATTTGTGCACCGACCTGACATCCGTGATCAGTATCATCCGTGAGTAATGTAATCGTAGCACCGACACTAGTACTAGTGGCACTAATAGTCTGTATATCATAACTAGGGGCAAATAATGCACCTGTGTTGTACATAACGCCTTTGCCTGACTGATAACGAATATATTTTTTACTCATACGTATAGCGGTTGCACCATGTGCTGGTCCACCAGTACCTAACTGCACACCGCCGTCTAACGGTCTATGTACATAATAACTATCTGGTCTAGCATAAACAGAACCAGTTAATGTGTTAGCAATAGTTCCAGGTGCTCTAGCTGTGTATCGTAAGGTCGTCGATGAAGGAACTCGTTCAACATAGTATGCACCTGCTGCCAATTGAGCATTTGAACCAGTACTTGATATAGAAATAGTTAAACTATCGCCGGGAATAAATCCGTGAGCTGATCCGAATGTTACTTCAATAGTAGCAATGCTAGTATATGAAATTCCGGTATTACCGCTGGCGATTTGGCTAGTTGTCGGATCACTAACACTAATTGAGCTAACGAAAGATTTAGTAGGAGCAGTAACAGTAAGACCTGATACTGTAGCAGTTTGTACTAGTCCACCTGCAGTAATAGTTAAAACTTTAATAGTGGCATTACCACTTCCGCCACTAATATAAATCGTATCACCGACTGTATAATTTTTTCCTGCTTGATTAACGACTACAGTCTGTATTGATCCATTACTTGAATTGACTGTTATATCAACAGTAAGTCCTGTACCTGTACCGCCTGTAGTAGCCACACTAGTTCCTGCTACATAACTATCCCCCTGGACTAGGGTAGCAGGATCTAATGTATCTACAGTGTTTATATCACTGGCCGCAGTTATTGTAACAGTTGCATTGTTTGATGACGTCCCATCTAGACTAGTTCCTAAGATAGTTACAGTATTGTTATTAGCGTATCCAGTACCTGCACTATTTCCAACAGTAACAGAATAGGAGTTGCCCAATCGAGATATGGTAAATGTAGCACCACTACCACTACCACTAGTTGCTGATTGTGTTAAATTAGGATAAGTTGCATTAGTTCCTAAGATAGCACTGGTCAACGGTCCGCTTAGGCTCACTGTGTTGTTAGTAATGTCTGTTACTTGCAGAGATTGACCGTCTCCGCGATCTATTAATAGTCCTGGATAAATCGAACTGGTACTAGTAACAATTAGAGTTGTATCCCCGATAGCAGCCGCCGAAGTTAATGTAGTAGCGGCTACTGTTCCGCCCGTACCGTATACTGCTGTTATTTGGGTACCAGTTGTAATTCCTGTGCCAGTTAATGGAGCACCAACTGGTGGAGCAATTCCAGTAAATCCAATAAACTGACTATTGATAGGGGTTGTTAAATTGGTAGTAATAGACCCACTTTGTCCATTAGAATAAACGTTAAAGTTAGGGGAGCCTACACTAGCACCGGTATAGAAACCACCTTTTCGCAACTGGGTATATGCTGAACTTAATAATTGACCATTAGATGTTCCAACTTTGCTTTTAGCATAATAAGTAAATGTTACAGATGATGGAACTGTGGCTATAAGGAAAGTTCCTTCAGCTCGACTAAATCCCTGGATACTGCTGGCTAATGCTTTAATAGTAAACACATCACCTAGACTAAATCCGTGAGCCGATAAGGTAGTAACGGTAATCGAACTAGCACCAGTTGAACTAGTACCAGTACTTGCATCTGTAATAACACTGATAACTGCCTGATCACTACCTGGTATTTCGTATACCGCAGGATAGTTACGCATCATACTAATGGTCTGCCACTTAGTTGGTTGAAGTCCATATTCAAAGTCAGCGTCAAGCATAGACTGAGGAATGCCGACTTTAGCACGTTCCATAGCATCAGTACCGATACTGTTTAGTCTGACAGTTTGTTCTTTTCCTTCAACAAAAATTTGAATCTGATCAGTTACCATCATATTACTAGTATCAGCATCAAAATAAATTGTAGTTATTTTTTCATTTCCATACAATGCACCAGGAAAATCACTATCATATTGTTCGCTATAACTTAAATCGGCGGCAGCGGCTGTGTCTGCAAAATTATATAAAATGGTATTTCTTGTAGTATTAGTAATTAATAATATATCTTTGAGTTTGTAAAATCCTGGAAATTTTACATAACCTCTATTATTACTCGATGCAGGTAGCGATGAAAGTCCATTAGTGATTACAGCAATAACACTATTGGCTAGGGTTGTAATCTTAGTAATTCCACCACCCTCAGGCACATATTCTTGATCGATTGTTTGTGCCTTAATAGATTGTCTTGATGAATATGTAACATTAGATAATACATAGTTATTGATTAAATCTCGAATAAATGTATGTGCATAGACTTCTGGCAGTCGATTTCCGTCAACCTGTGGAATACCATTTTCAAAATATTTGCTAGCCACAAAGTTTGTTTGTATATTGCCGCCATGGCGTAGATCGCTAATATATGCTTCTAAAACATAACTAATGTCCCTACGGCATTTTTCTGTATTATATGTATAATAGGCATACGGTGCAATATTATTTGCCACGTTATAGGAAATATAAGCAATAGCTTCTTCAATAATAAATTTTTTATTTACTTGCAACAAATTTACAACATTTGGATATAAGTTAGTATCCGGAACAACAAAGCCCGGATTAAATTTGTAGTTTAATATTTGTTTCTTTGACATTTACATTTTTCCTTGTTATCCACCTAATGCAATTGATAAAGCCAATGCTCTAGTATCAACATATTGTTTGTTTGTAGCGTGTGTTTTAGCTGTCGGAGTAGTACTTATAACAACATTAGAACCAGCGGTAATATTGCCGGTTATCGATAATGAATTAGCTGAAATTGAAGTAGTTGATGTTATTTGATTAGCGGTAATTGTCCCAGTTGACGATGTAATGTTTCCGGGCACTGTTAAATTTCCGCTTGAGTTTAAAGTAATTATATACGACCCATTTACTAATGTGTTTACTGAAATATTAGCACTACCATCAAATGCCACACTATTAATATTTTTAGTGGCAGCTAATTTAGTTGCAGTTGCGGCATTGCCTGTAGTACTTCCCGAAGACCCAGACACATTTCCTGTAACATTACCAGTTAAATTTCCTGTAACATTACCAGTTAAATTTCCTGTAACATTACCAGTCAGTGGCCCGCTAAATGCAGGACTAGTTACTATTCCTGTGAACGTTGGACTTGCTAATGGTGATTTAAGTGCGATAGCCGCATTTAAAGTTGCGGCACTTGCAGAAACTGCGGTTGTAATAGACGTAGTCGTCCAACGACGTGTTGCAATCTTGTAACCGCCGGCAATACTGCCGTCCATTACTCGAATAGTTTTATCTGTATTGTCGTAAACTATATCACCATTACTGTAAGCTACTCGATCAAGATCGACGCCGGCGTAAGGTATTAATTTAACTGAATGTACTGTTCTGGTCATGAATACTAGTCCCTATAACTAGTATTTACCTGCTTTTATTCTTTGTGATAATATTGGTAGTTTACAGATGTAGGGTTTTCTTTGTGTATAGTAGCACCATTTTTTAGGTGGAAACGTCGTGCCATTTCAGTCTGAGGACTTAGAGTAACAATATCTTTAACATCTTTAAATTCACCTAAAATCCACTCGGCTGCCTGTTTAATTAAGGCAGCACCTGCTCCTGGCTTATAACTCCAAATAGTATAAAATACGGCTGTATTTTTATTTTTACTCATTTCAACTAGGTCGTTTTCATCTGTAGGAATATCACTTAACCATTGTAAACAAGTAGCCGCTAGTATTTCTTCGCCTGCTTTAAGAATAAGGATTTCAGCCGTTTCGTTAATACGTTGTGCTAACGGTATGTGAGGACGTACTGGGTCATCTTTAATGACTTTAGTCAACGGATCATCGAGGGAGCGTAAGTGGTATAGTTCCATTATATACGTATTTATTAAACTGCTAATAAAATCCTAAATATCATCGCCTGGAAGATTGTTTAACAGCTCTCTAAGTTTTGAACTTTCGACATTTGCTTTAACTTTTGGAATACTAGCACCGTCAGTTAGTATTTCCCCAGTACTCGGAACTACAGTTTGTCTCTGTTTAATACTATTCAATAATGTACTACCTGCTGACTGACTATTATGATTTCCATAACCGTCTTCTTCAGCTAGATCAGTGATACGTAAACTATCGATGTTAAATTCCAAGTCAATTTTTTGACCAACACCACTGCTACTACGTGTTTTCATTAACTGGATTTGATAGCGACCACGCTCACGCATAGCACGACTTGTAAAGATACCAAACACATTATCTGCTGTTTGAATCTTACTTAAACCACCCGATATATGACTGTGATCAAACTCAACTTCTTCAACTGCACCTCGATTTAACTGTGCCGCAGTTACAAACACACAGTTCTTTTCTACCGCTAAATTTCGCAATTCTTCACTGACATATTTGTCTTTAATAAACAAGTCTGCCGGGCTGATCTTCTTACTTTGCGGCATTAACAAATCTAAATAGTCAACTAGTAATACATCAACTTTTCGATCCATCTTAATTTCATACTCTTTTAAGTAACTACGAATGTCGTTTGCAGTTTTACCACTCGGCATGTATTTTACCTGATATGTACCTGATTTTTTACCAATCATTTTAACCTTCATTTCAACATCATCTAGGTTTTTAAAGATCTCACGAGTTGCTAATCCAGTCACCATTGCATCCATACGCATCGACACTAATTCTTCACTAAGTTCTAATGTTAGGTATACTACATTGAGCCCTGACAACGCCCAGTTGATGCCTAAATTTGCTAAAAATAGTGATTTTCCTGCACCAGACCCGCCAGCAAATATATTAAGCTCTCCACGGTTCATACCACCGAATAATTTGTCATCTACACTCTTCCATCCTGTACTTACTTGACCATTATTGTCTTTAATCTTCATTAGACGGGCCCTAGGGTCTAACCAATAATCAGTACCCATGTCCTTAGTTAAGCCCACTTGAACTGCTTTTTTGATCTTTTCTTCAACTGGACCGTATTCACCCTTTTCCAACAAATCAGCAGATTCTAAGATAGCTCTTTCGAGTCCCTTGTGTCGAATAAAAGTTTCAAAATCAGTTAATAGCCAATCAAAGTGTTCTTCTCTTAAATCTGTTGTTACCTTAAAATTACCGTTTGTTGCGGCATTAACAATGTCAATAGTAGGCATAACACTATGTTCTTCTACATACTTGTTCATAAATTCTGCAGAGTCTTGCAATTTTCGATCAAACAAACTTGCATCGAAAATACTTTGACAACGAACAAATGTTGCCGCATCTGCCAGCATCATTTCCAAGTATAATTTTTGTATTTCGTAACCGTAATCTGTATTTTGTGCCATAATTTTATTTTATTAGTGGTCCGATCAACCACATTGATAATGTTTTTCTTGTACCTTTTGTTACTGGTAAAACTCTATGATATAACCAAGAAGGAAAAATTAATAGTGTTCCTGGTTCATCAATTTCATATATTCTTTTTGGGCCTCCGTTTGAAAATAATTCAAATCCGCCACCCTCGACTGGTCCTGTAGAAATGTTTAGTACAACTGTTAGTTTAACATCATACACGTCTTTAATCAAGCCATCATAATGCCAATCATACTCGCCTTGTTTCTCCGCATTATACTGATTGTGATTTACACATAAATGATCGCTAAACGGATATATGTCAAAACCGAAATACATTTGATTAGTAAATGTCGAATATTCTAATAAATCTGATACATAGTTTTTAGCACGTGACCATGCTAAAGGCGTAACGTCAGCTGTTTTTTTAATATTAGGATCGTACTGATCTTTGCTCCAGACATGTTTGTCAGCTAACAACTGTGAATCAATTTCTTGACACCTTTCCGGTGAACACCATTGTTTTTTAATAAAATAAAGCCCTTTCAATTCGACTCCTTTGGAGTATATTGCTCTACTAACTTAGGTCTATAGTTGTCATTCCATTCTTGTTGTTTACTAGCAGATAAGCATAATTCAATAGCTGACTTTGCTATGTTATCACTAACAGTTTCATCGTTCAATATGTTCAATAATTGGTCGAACGATTTCTGATCAAGTCCTACACCGTCCGGCCCACCATGCTTAGGTATTTTAATTATTCTTTGAACCATGATTTCGCTTTTAATCTTATTTTCAAACTGTTTGATTCTTTAGCAGTTACTATTAACCATAAGGTAGCAAGTTTGCCAATTTGCATTACTGCATCGTTAACATCTTTAATACCATCTGGCCAATCAGGCATGCTAACTGACCAACCATATTCTATAGCTTGTTCTACTGTTCTAGGACCTTCGTGATCTTTATCTGGAACTAGGATTAATTCTTTGTTTAATTGCTTTAATAGCCAGTTTTGACTATCTTTAATCTCTGCTCCGAGTAAAGCACACCCATCAATACTTAGCGCATCAAAAGGGCCTTCGCTAATAATCACGAATGTTCTGCCATCAGATTGTCTATCTAAATTGAATACATAGCCCGGTTGTTGTTCACTTAGATATTTAGGTTTGGCATCATTAATTGCACGAGCAGTCCAGCCTACTATTTCATTTTTATAAAAAAATGGTATAATTAATCTATTGCTAAATCCAACTTTAGGAGTCCAATAGAAAGAATAATCTTCTGGATATATCTTTCTATCTATCATATATTCCAATATAGGAATAAGTTTTTCAGGAGGATTATTTAATAGTATATCTATCGGTTCGCTGTCCAGTGGTAATGCACGAACGTCAAATTTAGGAATTATACTACGAACTTCTGCAATATTATTATCATCTAGTCTAAGTGCTTCTAATCTAAGTTGGCTGATGATGTCATCCGGAATATTTAGATTCCGCATGAATTGATTCATCTTTTGACTGATGTGTCTGCCCGGTTGCCAACTGCATTTGAAGCCACAATTGAAACAGTGATAGCTGACTGCATCACCGGCATTGACTATAAATCCACCACGTTGCCGTTTGTCATCACAGCAGGGCGCATTGAAACTTATCCAACCACTTGGAGTATGTTTACGTTTGCTCGGTAAGTAAGTTTGTAGCGTATCCGCAATTAGGCCCATAGCCTAATTATACTAGAAAACTGTAACAGATACAACCTTTCCGGGCCCATTATCTGCACCATATCCGCCATATATGTCCATATAACTACTGATGCTAGTAGTAGGCGGCCATTGCCAAGTTAATCGAAAATAATTATTTGAACCAACCGGCATTGTTATAGTAACTGTACTAACAGCCGAGGTTTTTACGTTACTTGATATGTTATCAAAAATAGTAGTTTGGCTAGCATTGAGCCAACTGTTAACTGAAATAGTCATATCAGTCGTACCTTCTAGATAAATCTTACCTAAAAATCCACTGCTAATATTAACTTGGAATGTTAAATTTTCGGTAGCTACGGTTTCATAAAATTTAGCAGGTATTGCTGAACTGCGATGTTGTATATTACCAGCAAAATCTATTTCACCTGTAAATGTATTATAAACACGATCATCTCTAAATGATGGCATAGCATTGCTAATTAATTCCATTGTGCCGGCAACTCCAAAACGACTATCTGCGTATAGTGGAACAGTATTACCATCTTTTGTTGCTGTTACACTATATTTAAAAAATTGAGTTGTGTATTCCCCTAAATCCATATCCGGAATAGTTACAGTTGCTATGCCCTTTGTCGCTGTCGGAGTTATTGTATACGGGCTATTAGGCAATGCATTTCCTGTAACATCCATGACATTTAATTCAATGTTAGATAATGTAGATAGATCGATTCGCTTTTGATCTGCGTTCTTAATATCAAACTCTAAGACGTTATCGACGCCGTTGTAAATTTTTACTGTTTTCTGATACACGTTAGTATACTCCGTAGTAAAGCCTGCCACATCGGCTAATAGTTGAATCCTATTTGTATATAAATAACTTTGAATTTTTTGCATTTGGCAGAAACCTTTATAAAGTATTTATGGCAAAATTAAGAGACGATATAGAACAAAATCTTCCGTTTATCAGCGTTATTAACTACGGTGAAGACGAATATGTAGGAATTATAATAAATCAAGATCAATATGTTACCAGCTTCTACGACCTTAATTCCATAAAAGATCAAGATGCTAAAACAGTATTTTTAAGCATAGGAGAAACTTGGTGGTGGGAGTCAAACCGTCAGTTTCCGATTAACATATTTTGTCGAGAACAAATAGGCCCATTTGCCTATGCTATTAAAACATTCAACAGCAAGGATGTTCGTATAGTCCTCGGTCCTGTGGTAAATTTAATGAATTTAACAATGAAACGTGTTAAACGTAAGAGTGTACAATTAGTTCGTAAGGTTCGTTAAATTTTCACAAATTAAGTTCATCTGTACTACTATCACATGCGCATATGCAATGGCATGGGCTTTCTTAAAGTAGTATTCATCATTCTCCGGTTTAGTCCAAACTTCTGCCATTATTGTAGTCCAGTCTTTTCCAATCAGATAACGTTTTGCAGGTCTAATCATTGCCAATATTGCGCCTAATTGCTCTATCGAAGTAGGTTTCATTTGACGCAATATAGAACCATGCCCGTTCACGTGAAAGAGTTTGTTGACAAAATCGTCTTCTAGTAGTAACTCCCATAATGGTTCAGTCTCCATTAATTTTAGTAGGTGATTCCTGTCTTTTATACCTTCGTAAATTCCAACATTAAGAAAATCTATCTTAAAATAACCTCTGTCTTCTGCTGTCTTATAATCTATAGTACTCATGCCGGTAAGTGGATTGTACGGGATAGCAGTACAATATATACCAGTATTGTGCTTTTTAAAAGTGTCATTGTCTTTAATAGATGCAACTACATGCTTGAATTTATCAAGTGCTAATGTTCTATCTGCAAAGTCGATATCAATATCTGGCATTATATATTACTCTCTCGTATTACCTGTTTAACTAATTCTAAATCTGCAGGTAACTTTTTAAATTTGTTTAACCAAAATGGTACATCCATTACAATACTAACTGCTGATAGTTGTTCGTCATTAAACTTTTTTAACATATCTTTACCGCTCTTTGCATTTAAAACTAACCATGGACTTATCTTTCCATCTCGTATATCATAACATGCTCGGCTTAAACTCACATATAAAAAATAATGGTGCCATTGCGCATTATTATCATTAGCCCATGACAGCATATGACTAATGCTACGTTCGAGTGCAACTTCAACCGGTTCACTTTTAATCAAGTGTACAACATAATCATCATACAATGCATCTCTACACCAGTGATCTAACTTAACTCCGCTAGTTACAACATAATTAATAAACTTATCGGGATATAAAGGGTTAACATTGCTAACAAAGCTGCCAAACTTAACAAAAGCATTATAGTAAGGACTCCTGGCGAATTCCTCATACGTTTTATCTCCTTTATGATTTTGACTCATTTTATAAAAGCGATTAAACGTATCGTACCCTAAAATCACATGTTTTTCAGATCGTGCTAGATATCTTCTTTTTTGCTCGCAGACATGAACTGCGAGAGTTTTTTCTCTAGTAAATTTATTATTACAGTATTGACAAGTGTATTGTTGGTCTAATAATGCCATCATTTTAATTTTTTTGCAATGGTCGCTTCGTCATAACCAAATTTACGTGCAAGATCTTTTAGTTCCTTATCAGTTGACATTTCTGCTAATAATTCAATCTCATCACGTTTTCGATTAGGGTACATGTCTTCTAAGAATTTGATTTTTTTACTGCCACCGGCTTTTTTCTTATTTCCTAACCATTCGTGAAAGAATGTTTTTTCTCCGTTGTAACTACACATACATAACAGCAACCAAAGTAGCTTAGGATGCTTTTGTAAGTCATTCCAATGCTTGTTAAAATACTCATTAACAGTCAATACGAAATGTTCTTGTAGCTCTCTGCTTTGTCCTTTGACATTGCTAATATATCGATTAAGGATGAAATATTCACTTTTGAGACTCTTTTGTTGCTCAGGAGTCATCTCATCCCAAGCCGCACGAACATTCAAGTCTACAAATGCTATCTTTTCTTTTAATTCGATTTTATCACTCATTCTGGCTTATCCTTGCTTAGACGATATATCATTATAGCACGATCCAATGCTTTTTGTAAAGTGATATTGGTCCTCGCCTCGCGGTGAATTTCGCCCCACAATTTACTTTCTCGTATGTGCTCAACCAACGGTCTACCATCGCCAGTGCGAGGATCAAATTTTGGATCATCTTTATCATAATCCCAACCTGCTACTTTTCTAGTCATAGGATCTGCTCCGAATTCTCTACTGTAGACTACATTGCCTACTCGTTCGTGTATAAGTGTTACTCCTGGTTTAAGACTGCCCATTATTCATCCTTTGGTAACAAAATTGCATCAAATGCTAGTACAGTCCTATGTCCTGTACCCTTCCACGGATAAACAGTATGCGGCAAATGGCTTGGGAATACGATTACAGATCCCGGAGTGGGATTATATTTCCAAGTGTCGTTCATAATAAACTTACTAACATCTTTACTTATTGGTAGTCTAAAAGAAACCTTACTATCACTTGGTTGACTCATAGGTGATAATTCCGGTGCCGATACATATATGTTGCCGCTGATATGTCCGCCGGGGTGTGTATGCATTTCTTGATAATCGCCTTCGAATTGACGAATCGTCCATATGCTAACAACTTTAGGTTTACACATTTTAAGATCTTCAGTACCGCTTTGTGCAGTAACTAATTCCATATATCCTTGACATACACTTTCAATCCAATTAATTAACCAGCCAATATCTAGTTCTAATTGGTTAGGATATACTTGAATTTGTTGTCCGCCACGGATACTGATTAGAGGATTATCTGCATCATTTAATTCTGGGTGTATGTGTAATTCTTCGCATAAGTTATAGATTTTACTAAATTCTACAGGAGGCACATCATCTATGGCTAATGTAGTAGGTTGAAAATATGCTACACGTAATGTCATAATAATTTATCCAATTGAATAATTTCGCTTTGTCGTGATATTTCTTTAACAAAATATGCACAGCTGGGCTTGTCGCCCATCCTTGTCGGAGTTGCTAGTAGTTGTCCGTTCTTCATTTTAGGAAAGTACCATTTAACGTCATTGTAGAAATTTACGATTTCAATTTTCTTAAATTCTACTCTAAAACTACTTAATGGATTAAAAATGAGTGCTTCAAATCCTCGATCGTTTAAACTTGTTAATGGTAAAATTTCAATATCACATCCACTTGAACTATCACCCACTGCGATTGACCAATCAATAGGCATTGCAACTTCATCATTGCCTATACGTAATATCATTGCCGGAGCATTAAATGATTCTAAAAATATCAGAGGCATGAAAAAGAAATCAGGCTCTGCGGGGTTACTATTATCTAGTACTGCGAATCTAGTATTTTCGTCTACTTCGTCTGGTAAATTGTTTAATGAAAACGTCCTATCTTCTAATGTTAATATCTGCATGAGTCCTTATTTTTGCCAATCCACTTTTTCTAAAGTAAATGGATATTTGGCATCCTTGTAAAATTTCTTTCTTTCTGTAAGATGCCGTTTTGCATACTTACAGGTACTGGTTATATCCCAGATTTGTACGAAGTCCTTGTCTTCGGCTTTCCGTATACCGCGTCCAATTGATTGTATAACGCGAACAAAGCTCTTTCCGGGTTCCAGAAGAACCAGATTAAAAATCCTAGGGATATTAATACCCACAGCGGCCACACCGTAAGTCGCCACAATGATTTTGTTAGTGCTTGTTTTAATTTCGTCATACTCTTCTTTTCGGTCTTTAGTCTTTACTTCTCCGCTGACAAACACAGCGTCTTCTAATTCGTTTATTAAAAATTTGCCTGAATCGATCCTATTAACTAGGACTAACGTATTGCCTGTATCTGAGATTTTTTTAATTAGCCTACTGATATAAATCATTCTATCTTCATTAGTAACAAGATATTTTAATTCTTCAGCATATGCTTTAAATTCTGGTAAATCTATCATCTGCACTACGTTCACATGGCAGTTTGATAATACTCCCATTTCTTGTAGTTCGTGTGCTTTGATGCCGCCAATTACTGGACCGATACTAGCAAATATACTTTCACTTTCGAATTTTTCTTTAGGTACTGTTCCAGTCAATCCCCAACGGATTGCCGCATTACATAAGTTTTGTGTGAGTAAATTTTTCAAGACTTCGGCTTTGGCCATATGAACTTCGTCAACAATTACTGTCTTAACTCCGTCGAGAAATTCTGCGAGTGTAACGATATCATGCTCGTGATTTTTACTTTTCTTGTCTAAAATATTAAGACTTTGCCAAGTGCAAATTGTATGAGTTTTGTTCAAATCTTTACGGTCACCGTAGTATACACCAACGTCTAATCCACAGTTAATAAAGTCTTCTTCTGTTTGTTCAACAAGTGACTTATTGGGGACAATAGTAATGGTACGACCTAAACTTTCACAAATTTGACTTAGTGTTGCAGTAGTGATTGTTTTACCTGCACCGGTAGCAATTTCTTGTAATGCTTGCGGAGCTTCCAAGAATCGGTTAATTGCCTCTACTTGGTAATCTCTGAGCATGATCGGCTGACCTTCTTGTTGGTGACCCTTAGGCCATACCTTACCTTGATCGGCCCAGTATGTTTCTGTTACTGGTGTAAATTTAATTGTCGGTGTTGTACGTAAATCTTCAAGATCTTCAATCTCAATACCTAATTTCGTTAGAATTCCTAGGATAGTCTCTAACTGACTTAGATAGCCGTTACCGCCAAGACCAAACAAACTTACCATCCCATCCCATCGACCGAGTTTGAATGCCGGGTGATATCGTGCATAAGGAATCTCATATTTAAAAGTTGCGGCCAGCTTTTTACGAGCATCTAAGGGAAGCCCCTCTAGCTTGATATTAACCTCATCTTTTATAATTAATTTAACTGTCATAGTATAAGTCTCTGATCGAGTATTGATGGCGTTTCAGACCATTCAATAATCAAATCACAACAATTAGAGTATACACTAGTTTTGCCGTGACGTAAACCCATTTTGGTATCCAATGCAATTACACTCATAGGTTGCCAGTCATTTTTCAGGAAAAATTTCGGAATTTTTCCACTTTGCACTACTGCAATATTTGTATGATGATCGAGTGGTTTGTTATACTGTTGATCAGCAATTAACTGGTTAAATTTCCTACCAATTTCGCTATTAGGTAATCTAAAATAAATTCCTACCTCATTATTAGTACCACTTTTTTCCAGTGATTTGTCTAAAATTTCCAGATTTTTTAAGGCTTTTTGTTCATCCCAATTTTCAAAAACTACTAGTACTGGCAGTCGTCTCAATAATTTTAGTGATTCAAAAATATCAGACAGTTCATGGATTTTCTTATCGATAAACACTCTACTCTTTGATCTGTTGGCGATAACTTCTGTCAAATTCTCACCGAAATTTTTGGCATTTTCGGGAAAATATTGATATCTGATGCTTCGGTCATTAATGATATTATTATCTATAGCTGTGTTTATGCCAAGGTCGTCAGTAATATGTTTTTGAAAGTTTTTATTGTCAAAATTAGTAATTAAAAATTGATTTTTTACAGTTTCTTCAGACCAGGATTTTATAACACTGTAATGATCTAATATTTTTTCGTCTATTTCAAAATCAAACGGCATTAACGTATCTACTAGTATAATAATATTTTTTTCAGTCAAATCTACATGATATTCTTTACCGTTCAAGTTTGGAATGAAACCCTCTAGTGATTTACTAACATTGTGAATTGTTTTTCGAATAGTTGTATTAAACGATAATTCAATTAATAGGCAAGGATCTTGATCATATCTTGGTAAAATTTTAAGTTTTTTAATTTGTTCAATATATCTAAACTTTTTTGACCATATAGGCTCAGCTATAGTCAAAATTATTGTTTCAGAAAAGTTTTCTATTTTTTTATAATTTTCTTTAAGGATTTTAACTAATAAATTAGCTTGATTTTCTGTTATAAACGCAGGACGATCAATAGCATTAGATAAACTAACTAATGTATTAAAATCTCTTTTAGATATCCGAGACTTAGCGTATTCTTGCGGGCATTCTAAAATTTCTTTAAGGAGTATATCAACGGTCATCATATTAGTAAGTATATGCTATTGTTCATCAAAGGTCAACCATATAGAAAAAAATAGGCCTCATAATTATTTAAGGCCTATCGGATCGCTTTTGGGCGAATTGATTAAAGAGAAGCGTCTTCCATACCAGCAACTCTTAATTTAATAATATTAGAAAGTTGCCATTGTTTAATATCTAAGGCTTTAGTAATACTCAACCACTTATTGCGTAGCAATGCAAACTCATTGATAATTTTTTCAAAGTCAACAACATCAGCTTCACCCTCTACAAACTTTTCGCAGTCTCTACTACTCAAAGCCCTTTGATAACTCTCAAGATATTTTCTAAAATGCTGGCTTTTTAATCTACGTAGTTCGATATTAAGATATTCTAAGATAGCTTCAATTTCCTGTAGCTGTCCGAACCGTTGTTCAACGATTCCTGGCATAGCCGCAGATGCACGTTCAATATTTCCAATAACTCGAACTTCTTTTCGTGCTTCGTCGAGCTCATCGTTAAAATATTGAACAGCATCTGGAATGTAACTAATATCCTTAGATATCTTAGAATACCACATTAGAAATCCAATTCACTTACATCGTCATCATCACTATCGGAATCTTCGAGATAGTACTCAATAGCGGCATCTAATGTACTATCGACACCAGTAGATGCCTCTAGTACTCGATCCGGTGTATTAAAATCTGCTAGTAGATCAACATAACGCTCTGCTACAGCTTCGACAGACTTTTTATCGATATAGTCAGCGAATAGCAACCAGATGTCACCTATTTGTGTTTCATTCAACATTTTCTTCAGTCTCCTCAGGAATGGTAGTTGTTGTTAAAGTTTTGATATGGAATTTTGCCATTATCATATCTAATTTATCATCTTTCCATTCTTTTCGGTAGAATTTGAATTCCTCACCTGTCTCTGGATCGACCCACTTGAGTCTGTTACCTTCTTGTTTTAGCAAGCCGGCTTTTTCGCACATATCAACCATACCGCTATATGGATTCATACCTGTTTCATATGGGATCTTAATTTGTACAGTTTCAAAAGGTTTGCTGTAACGAGTTTTCATAATTTTGCAACTTGCACGAATACCCATAACATCTGATACCTTGTTGCCATCCTCATCCTCTTTAAGTTTGAGTTTTTTCATAGCAACAACAATACTGGATGCGTAAACAAAGCCTTGACCACCACTAATCTTGTCGTCAGGATCAAACATGTCCTGTGACGCATATGTGTGGTTTGTACATACCATGCCTACATTATAACTACCAAACATATTGACACAGTTACGAACTAATGAGGTTAATGCTTTTGGCTTACGGCCCATGTCTCCCTTCATGTCACCAGCTTGGAACTGGTTAATGTCAGTGGGGGTAAGCAACATACCCAATGAGTCTATGACAAATAAGACTTTAGGACGTTCTGACATTTCTTTATACTCTTTCATGAATTCATGAATGGTTTTAGCCACGTCATCAATCATTGCCATATTGAGTTTAAGAAGCTTGTCTTCGCTAGTATCTACACCAAGTGCATGTAGCCATGTTTCGTCTAGGGCATTTTCTGTATCAATTAAGATAACGTAGATACCTTGAGCCTGTGCATTACGTACTAGATTGCCTGAACAGATAAAACTCTTACCTGCACCAGATTCTCCAGCAAACACAGTAACTTTACCTAGTGGAATACCTTTGTGGAAATCTCCACTGATTAGATAGTTAAGCGTATAATTGCCTGTACTAATCCAATCTGTTGGATCATTAAACCCAACACCTAGACCGTCAATACTCTTGGTCAAGGTCTTTCTAAATTTCGATAAATCGAAGGCTTTTGTAGCCATAAATTAATTCTCCTAATGATGATTTAAGGGGACCAAAGTCCCCTTATTATTACTTCTGACGATTGCGAATCATTGCCAAGATGTCTTGGGCACGTGAGTCACCGCCTGCGGCCGCTTCAGCCTTTGGTGCTGGAGCAGTAGTAGTTTTTGCTACTGGCGCTAGTTCATCATCAAAGTCTTCTGCCGGTGCAGATGCTTTAGGAGTTGCTTTTACAGGATCACCTGTGTTTTGGCTCATGCCGGCTGGTTTGAAATATTGTCCCCAACGTTCCATGTCATATGGCTCGCCGTCAACTGATGCTTCAAACATTTCCTTCATGACCTTCAATTCAACTTCGCCTGGTTTCTTAGGCAAGAAGTCACTTAAATTAAACAAACCACGTTCTTTAATAGCGGCTTGTTCAGCATCATTTAGTGGACGCTCACGACGTGCCCAAGAGCTAGTTGAGTAGTCAGCATAACCGCCTTTCGAACCTTTCTTCATACGAAAGTCTAGACCGTGTACGAAGTCTGTTGGCAAATCTTCCAACTCTGGATCAACTAACGCACTACGGATTAGTGTAAAGATCTGAGGACCGATGATAAATCTACGGATTGGATTTTCTGGAGTTTCTTTTTCTGCAAGGCCGTCCTCTGCAACAAACCCTTGGAAAATGTATGAACGCTTTTTCCAGTATTTACGGCCCATGTCTTCCAATGCTGGATCTTTAAACCAACCGCGAACTTCAGCTAAGATTGGACATGTATCGCCATACATTTCTACGCATGGAACTTGTACTGTGATTTGTTTGCTTTCGGATTCGCCTTTGATACCTGCAAAGGGAAGTTTGATCATTGCACGTTCAACCCAGAAAAATGTGTTATCTGAATTGCCGTCGGGTAAGAATCTAAGTGTAGATTCGCTACCTTCTTTTAAATTCCAGAATGGGTAAATTGAATTATCACCACCTGTTCTTTCTCCTGAACCTTTTGATTCAGCTGCCTTAAGTTTTGCTCTAATTTCTGCCAAAGATGCCATAATTGTTCTCCTATATTAGCCTTTGTTTTTTTGCCTGTATTTGCTTTACACCTGTAAAACAAAAAGTGCATATACATAGTATACGCACTTTTATTTAGTAAAGCAAGAAGAATTATGCTCTAAAACAGAGCAGTTTACTCAATTATTTCTTAAAAGAGTTTTTAATATCGTTAACCCAATCTGGGTCAGGTGCATCAGCATCTCCGATTTTGCTAGAGTTCATTGTTGCACCTTTATATGTAATTTTTAGATTAGAGTACATAACGCCGCGTTGTCTTAAAAAATCCGACAACCATTTATCAGCTTGGTTAATAACCTGCTTCGGAGAACCGACCCAGTTATTTTTTTCCATAGTTGATGTTAGATCAAATTCTTTATATTCGCCACCCATTAGCATAGATGCCATTAATTTATTTGGATCTACTGGAGTTTCGGCACCTTCGACTAACCTAATATAATTACGCATAAATTCTCGAGTATCTGTTGCTTCATTTATACCCAACCGCTTTGATTCTGGCTCGTGTTGATTTGGTCCATTTTGCCAATTGTCGTCACGACGGATTTGATGTAGTCTTTCTTCCTGATCTCGAGTTGACTGATCTCTTGCGTTGAAGTTTTTGCGTATATTACGCTGTTTTTCTGCATCACTTTCATCGGGACCTTTATTCCATATTCCACTATCTGATTTTTGAAGATTGTCAGGTTTCTTATACCGGCCGGCGGCAATGGCATCTAATGTATCTCCGGGTGCAATTTTATAAGTACCAACTCCGGGTATATCCAATGTTTTGCCAACCACAATTGAGTTGACATTTGCAATATTATTGGCATGTTGAATAGCTTGAGCTTGAACAGTGCCTTTATAATCTATTTGTTTGCTATCCCAGCTGCCTGTATTTTTAGCATCTATTCCAGGTTCAAATGCGGATGTTTTAGCCTTGGCCGGTGTGGTTGGACTGCTGTTTTTATCAAACCAAATTTTATCTAGGATGGCTCTATAATCTTTGTGGAATATGCAGTAGCCGTCAGCACACCAACGTCCGTCACCTAGTTTTTCTAAGTCTTTGCCACTAAACCGTTTGCCGTTGTCAGAATCGGGCGACCATACTAGTTGGTTAGCCTTTAATATTGATCCGTCCGGTACGATGCCGGCAGCAGTACCTTCAATTAAATTAATATAATCGCGTAACGATTTCATAATTATCTCTTTGCTAATTCTACAATTCTAGCTAAAATTGATTCATCACTGTATCTACTAGCTTCCTGGACTGGAACAGGATTCGCAGGTGCTGTCGCAGGTGCCGCCGACGCTGGAAAACCTAATTGTTTTGCTCTAGCTTGATCTGCTGGATCTTTAAAATATGTCACTGGTGGTTTAACACCTGGCATTCTATTAAGGATAAGTGGATCTTGCGGATTAGCACTACCCAACCATTTAGCCTGTTCTGGTGTTGGTGCCCATGCCGCTGGTGCTGCCGGAGCCGCTGGTGCTGCCGGAGCCGCTGCCTGAGCAGGTTGTGTCAAAGCAGGATTTGATCCTTGCTTATAATTCGCACCGCTAGTATCTGTACTGGATACTACTCCGTTTGCACCAGTTGACATAGTACTGCCGTCGTCATATGTTGTTGTAGTCGGGGTAGTATCTGCACTATTGATATTTGCCGCAGTGTTTTTCTCAGCATCAGTTTGTGTAGTTACTGTAGGGAATTGCTTCATAGCCGCTTGTGTTGCTGGACCCATAAATCCGTCCGCTTTGATAGTTGCACCGGCTTGAATTAGTTTATCCTGTAATGCTTTAACATTTGGATCAAACTTAGCTTCTAATACATTTAAGTATTCTCTAAGGCCACGGGCACGATTGATTAATTCGCTTTCAGTGATGATTTTTTTCATATTATTTTCCTATTCCTGCAATTTTAAGCATTTTTGCTAGTTCGTTGGCTTCATTAAAATTCATACCTTTCATCATATTGTTAATATGACTTCCAAAGTCTGCTGGATTAAAACTTCCGTTAAATCCTGGCATATTAATGTTCTGCGGTTTTTGATCAGCAGTAGCTGATTGTATCTTTTGACCTACTTGTGGCATGATTTGGCTGGCGAAATTCTTGAAATGATTCTGCATACCTTGTGGATCATTTAAATCAAACTTAGGCATGTTAGTATTTTTCTGTGCCGCATCAAAACCTGCTTTGTCAGAAGGTTTACCATTTACTGAATAATTTTGTGTATTGCTTTGTGTTACAGTAGCATTTGGATTATCTTGTTTAAACTTAGCTAACATGCTATCAACATCTATATTACCATGTTTTTCAGTAAAATCTTTCATCATAGTATCAAAGTCATCTTGCACATCTTCAACTTGCATAGTTCCGGATAACTGCTTAATTCTGCTCAACTCTGTATCTTTGGTAGGATCCATTTTTTCAATGATATCGATTACCTTCTTTACATGTTCTGGGTGTGCATTGGGATATTCGCCGTCTTTGAACCCTTTTAGAACTTTTATCTTAGCACGAGTGCCGCCGATAGTAAAATTCTTTTCTTTTGGATTCCAGAATCCTGCAATTGATTTCAGTATATCATGCATTGGATCGCCTGATTTTTCTGGTTTCTCCATAGACATACCGCATGCATCGCATGCTTCGCCTAAGGTCATTACTTTAAATCCAAAATCTAATTTTGTTTCTAGTGTTGCACCGGCTTCTAGTGCTTTGATTAGTTTTGCTTTTAGACCTGACATATTTTCAGCTACTGGCGCCGGTGCTGGAGGAGCACTAGCTTCAGGCGCTGGAGGAGCACTAGCTTCAGGCGCTGGAGGAGCACTAGCTTCAGGTGCTGGAGGAGCACTAGCTTCAGGCGGAGGTGTAGTTCCAGTGTCTTGGCCACCAATTTCTTCATCGCTTGATCCGCCAAAGTCAATTAACGATACTGCACGAGCTAAATTTTCATTACTATGTGCCATGTCTTTTAATTCTAATTCGATAACTGATCTAGCATCTAAGTCTGGGTCTACATCTTTCATTTTGGCTAAAAATTCAGGGTCTGGTATTAGATCCTTTAATGAATCGATAATATTAATTCCTGCTACGCCACCTTTTAATTCAGTTTTAAAAATATCGTTTAATTCTTTAACAGCATCAAGTACAGTACTTTCATTATGATCTAAAATGCCGCGCCCTCTATGATCTTCATCTTCATTAACAATACTGTCCATGAAGCTTTCAAATTGATCTTCCATTGTTTTAGCTTTAGGTGTTATACCTCTAAACATCGCCGCACCATTGTTCACTGGGCCGCCATGTAAATTATCACGTTCTTCGCCTGCTTTGTTGTACAATTTACCGTCGGGTCCTTTTGTCAAGTACTCACCAGTTTGATAATCTTTAATAAACGAAGTTGATGCTTGCGGCTGTTTTTGTAATGCTTGCATTTGTTGTAATGCCTTCATTGTGTCCGGACCAACTTTGTCAGCAACCTCTGGCTTTCCGTCTATAACAAGGATGTACGGATCCATACTTCTAATAATCGCGCTACCATCTGTACGTTTATTAGGTAAAATATATGTTTGTGGATTACTTTGTGTATCAAGTACTGCCGGCAATTCTTCAGACCCTATGTTAACAGTTGATAAGGCAAAGCCATTACCTAAATCTTTTTGACCTGCTTTAGGTTGTGCCGGTGACGTTGGGCCAGGCGGTGGAGATATTCTAGGTACAATTTGTCCAGTGCTAACTGCATCTTCGGCTTCAGCAAGTTCTTTTTCTTTTTTAGTTAATTTTTCTGTTGCCCTACGAGCCTTGTCACTTAGATTGGTGACTTTGCCACGCCCATCTTTAGGAGCGGCTTTTTTCCATTCGCCTTCTTCTCTCCAACTGACCACATTACCTTTTTCGTCTTTAGTTTCTGTGCGTTCTTCGTCTAGTAAATCATCAGGACTTAGTTCTTTAACTGGAATATCTGTTTCACTTACTAGTTTAAATATGTAAGGAAATGCTGTTTTTAATTCCTCGTTAAATGTGCGAATTGTCAAACGATCAATCCAGTCACTCATAATTTCTTCAGGAATCATCTGCTCTTCACGATCTGTAAACGATTCTGCGAATGCTTCATAGTAAGATGTACGTTGTAAATTATTAACTTCTTTTTTAACTTCTTCAATGCGCTCTAAGACTTTGCTGGTGATATCGCCCATTGCTTCTGATAGTGCTTCATTGCGACTAACATAACCTTTGAATTTACGTAGTTGTGCTAATTCTTCTGAAAGACTGATGATATGTTGGCCGATACTATCATAAGGATGGCCACCATGTTTAATATGTTCTGCCAGTGCGCGAGCACCGTTTATATGTTTAGACGGATATTTAAAACGCTCACCTTGTGCATTTTCAACCCAAATGCCTTCAATATGCATTGAGCGGCCGGCAGCAAGATTTAAATTAACAGGTTGGCTATGTTTAATAATTAGAGTAGCTTCTCCTAGATCTTGGTAACTCATTCTTGCTGTTCCGTACAGCCTATGTTCCATAATTGGTTCCATCATTGATTCATCCTTAGATTTGGCTTGAAATGTATAATCTCGTTTATCTAGATTATTTTTTCCGATATTTTGAACATCAAAGTTTAATAATCTATTTTTAGCAAATTGTCTAAAACTACGTATAAATCTATAAGCGCCTGGGTGTTTCTTTTCAGCTAAATTTCCACTTACTTGGACTACAACCCCGTCTTCCTCGTCTAATGTTATAGCAATAGTTCCGATAGTAACGCCTTTTTCTTTGTATTCAAACTCAAAAAATCGGGCTAAAGGAATATCTTCCTTTTTGCTTAAAACCTCGGCATTTTCATCACCGATTTCGATGTCGGTAAAGCGGGTTTGTATCTTTCCGTAGAGTTCCTTAGCAATTTTATTTAAATTCGGTTTCATATTATATTTATCACACACCTGTGGATATGTATATGGGTAGCGGTGGTTCCCAACTTTCGTCAATCTCGCCGGTTACTTTAAGGACTTCGAATACTCTAGGATCCCATTCTGCTAACAGTACACTCATGCGTATAACTAGTAATAGACTAGAAACTAGATCATCATGTTGTCCTACTTTAGCTTTATAAGTTGTGCCTGCGGCAATAAAAGTCTTAAGTTCGCTGATCAATGCACGGCTATAAATCTTCATTTTTTCCTCTTCTATAAGGAATTTTAGTCGACTACAAGCAGAAATTTTAGTTCCAAATGTGGTATTAAATCCTTTACGGAATTTACGTATATGCCCTTTTCTCAAGGGCTCTGATACAAACATTCCAGGAAATGTTTCTTCTCCTAGATCAGCTATAACTACCAGTGCCGCTTCACCTACAGTATTATTTTCCACCGACCAGTAGATATTATTGTAGTTTTCAGCTCCAATTTCGTCCTGTATATATTTTAACATATCGCGGAATATCTTAACCTGTTGCTGTATAGGTGTAACATTATGTTGCCATTCTGCAACCTGAATCATACTGGGCATTTCAAATACCTGTATAGCACCATAGTCGCCGCCTGTGCCTAAACTAGGATCTAGAGCCGCAATGTAGAGGTGTTCTGGTGAGGGTTTCTTGTACCACCGAACTTGTCCCATACGGGTTATTGGCTCTTTGCCAATCATCTCTGAAAGTTTAATACTATTGATTAATGTTTCGTCATAGACTAAGAATTCGCAACCATACTCACGTCGAAAACGTTCTATACCAATACGTCCCATCTCAACTTTCTTCCATTCTTCGTCACGATCTGGATGTTCGTGCCATTCTGCACGGAAACCATGGAAACCATTAGTACCTAGCCCGTCTGTCCTAACATCACCGTATTCGTCAAATTGATTTTGACTTTCCTTCCATATAATAGCAAACGTATCTTCGTCACTATTGGGTGTTGAAGTAATAATCGCTCGACCACCAGTTGCTAGTGTTGGCGATATCGAAGTCCAAAATTCCTCAGCGATGTTAGGTTGTACGAAAGCAAACTCATCGCAATATAGTAAGGATATGGACATACCACGACCGGTGTTACCAGTAGTAGTAGCTGATACAATTCGTGATCCGTTATCAAAATCTATACTCCCTTTATTATAACTTACAACCCCTGATCTGATATAGTCCGGGCATAGTTCGTATCCATAGCGGATACGTTGCATAATTTCCTGTGAGCCTGTGTATTTGTGTGCGGCAACTAAGATAGTTTGATCTGGATGAAACATGGCAAACCAAAGCAGGTAAGCTGATGCACATGTGGTCTTGCCACTTTGACGTGGTAGCATGTTAATGTTAAATCGAAAATCGTGATAACTTTGTAGTAATCGTTCTTGATACTCAAATGGTTGGAACAGCATCTTGCCTTTGACAGGATGCTGAATATAGAAAAAATGTTCGGCAAAGTATTGATACCCGTTGACAGGGTCAGAACATTTTAACAAATGTTCAACTTGTTCTTCCGTGAACTTTTCTTTGCTGTGAGCTTTTTTGGTTAATACACCATCTAATGATTTTGCCATACGCTTATTTACATAAAAAAATAGCTCCCGAAGGAGCTATTTGGCACTATAACATAGTGCTAACTGCGACGAATTATTATATTAGTCCGTCAAGTGAATCACTTGGGAGGATGCATCAATTGGCCGAAATCCTTAGGTTGTACTAGGGCTATGCCATCTGGCCACGCTACTTCACCAGTGATATTGGGCTCAATTGTGAATGGAAACATCAATGGCGGAACCATAGTGCTACCCATGGCAGCCATTTTTCTAATGTTGGGATTATCCTTGACATCATAGCCTTTGAGATTAGATCTAACGGACTGATCGTCAGCTACCAAAGGAATCTTTTGACCTTCTCTTGGCATAGGCAGACCAGCACGTTTGATCGTGTCAGCACCCTGGCCATAGAGCATGTTTACAGGGACATCTATAGTAGGACGTTGAGGATCGTCGTGATTAATATTGACTACGGGATCGCCCATACCCTCTTCTAAAGACTCGTCGTACTTGTTATATTTGGCCCTGATTGGTTCTAAGTCTTTACCTTTCTTACCTGCATCAGCTAATTTTCTCATGCCTTCTTTACCATACTTCATTACACCTTTAGCGGCACGACTCATGGTCTTTTTATCGCCAGCTTCTTTAATTTCTTGATACATGGCACTTAGTCTTTCAACTAGGCCTTCTTGTAATGGGTTCTCACCACCGTTAACACGTAGACGCTTTACCGAACCTTTACTATGCATGTCATCACCGTGGCGTGTAACCGAATCTATACCGAACTGAT